TTAGCCATAATCCCTTAATCCTCTTAAGCCACGTTGCTGCACTTCAAATGCTACACCATGTAGTTTCCAATCAATGTCCGTAGTAGACTCTACTTTAATTCCAAAGTATTTACCGCTTATGCGACAGGATACTTTAGATTGAGTGTTAGGGTTAAAAGATATAGGCCCCTGCCATGTAATTCCTTGCTCAGTGCTTATCTGTCTGCCAACATATACGTTAACAGAATTATCACCGCTAACATCAATTTGAGGGTAAACTGCTGTAACTGTTTTTACTGATTGCGGGTCATCTAAATCTATACCAGTTCTTTCTATGTAGGATGTCATGTTAGTTCCATTCTCAGTATTACCAGAACTATCACGAAATATTTTGGTGTTAGTTACATCGCAAAATACTAAGTTCTTTTTAACGTTATCGTAGTTACGCTCACCCCATGCGCCTGAACCAATATCCCAATACTCTGTACTGGCGTCCCATGTGGCACCTGCGGTAATATCTATAATACCATTGTTAATAAAAGATGTATCTGGCAAATCTCTAAACGAAAACGTATTGTCCTTCCAGTTCCATATAAGAGCCTTGTTAACTACATCGCTACCAGAACTAGGAAAGCAAGCAAGCATTTCATTGCGAACATAGTCTGCTGCAACAAAACACTTTTGGTAGTTATCTCCAGACAAGTCTTCAAACATTGCTCTGCGTACTTTGTTAGGAAGCAAAGGAGTTACAGTCTGACCATTACAAATATAGCAATCACTGTTGCCTATAAAGAAATGACCGCCATCAAACTCTTTGATAGCCTCTTTAGACAATGCGCCAACAGTAGGGCTAAGAAGTTTAAATGAGAATATGTAGGGCGTTCCTACATAGTTCATAATGTAAATAGAATCTTCTTTGTAAATTAAAAATGAATCACCTAACGGTAATCCGTCTACAATATCTCCGGGCGTGTCAGATAGTTCGTACTCACCTGCATCTAGGGTGGCATCAGTCTCATCCCATGTAGAAGGAGCAGAGCCATATGAAGCCTCAGTAGACCACTTAACTAATCGTGGCTCTTGATTAGACCTGTTCCAATTAAGGCCCACAAGAAATGTTCTAAACGATCTAATAGACTTACAAGAATAACTTGCATTAGGCCAGTTAGACAAAGCGGTAAATGGTGTTCCAGTGCTAGGTATCCCGCTAGACAAGGGCCACATCTGAGGCTCATCAAATCCGTTAGTAGCAACTACAAGACCATTAAGGTTAGTAGCAGTCCATCTACGGCTAGAAGTATTGGCTCCATATGCGCCGGAAGACCTTGTAACATCAACCCATGTAGTTCCTGTATAGACTGCTATTGCCGATGTGCCATAGGCTATCCAGTAATACAGTCCTGCTGATGTTAGATATGGATGTATGTAGTATGGGGCAAACGGACAAGTAGCCATCACTTCCTTGTAACCTGCGATTTTCTTTACGCCGTTATCAAGGAATCTTACGTTGTTTCCGTCAGACCATGCACCCTGTGGGAGATTATAAGGAGGTATATCCTTTATAATTCCTACAGAGCCTACGTTATCAAAAGGTACTAATGGCACTTACATTCCCCCGGGGAGAAAGTACCCATTAATATAAGGAATACATCCACCATCAGCGGTAGCATTACTTATACCATTAATTTCAATTTTTCTATTTGAAGTATTAACAAAAAATCTTTTAGAGTTAGTAACGTGTTCATCTTCTGTAGCATCACCACCACCCTCAACTGACCCTAGTAAATGCCCAGTTCCAGAATCTCCATCTACCCTAGCGTAAAAAGTTGTACTTAAACCAAAATTTCCATCTTGCGAAAGTTTAAAACTAATTTCCATAGATTCTGCAAATGTTGGGCCTTGGATAGTAACATCTACCCACCCTTGGTTTCCTTGAATACTTACACCAGTATCATAATCATCAGCATACATGATATGATCTCCACCATCATGATGAAATTTGTCTATATTACCAGAAGCATTTATATAAACTGCAAACACGCAACGATCACTTCCGTTGTACCAACCATGTTTAGATTCGCTATAAGTAGGCGCAGTCGTAGAGTTTAAGAATGATGCAGCAACCAATGGGGATGCGCTAATAGCAGACTCATCCATGTAAATGTATTGCCATTGAGATGTACCTAAAGCACTGCTAGAGGCATTGCTACCACCACTTCCTAACACAAATGTTAACTGGCTATCCCAATAAAAAGTTTCAGGAGCAGTGCCATTGTCTACTTCATATGCCCCCGCTCCAATTAATATTTGACTTGTTGATGACCAAGTAAAATTTGATCTGTTAACATATCCACGATTGCGAATGGTTCCCCACTGAGTACCAGTAGCACCACTGTTAACTTGCAAATACTTACCGCCATTACCTGATACATCAGGAATGATAGGGGCATCACTGTTTGATGGAAATGAGTTTTGTAGTACAGATTTAATCAGGCGAAGATGATCATCTCCCTGTGAGATAGCATCAGTTCCCGGAGGGTTAGTGCTAACTAAATCTTTAATGTACGTTCCTGATTCTAAAGCCATACTATACTCCTGATGATAGTGCTTTTATTTCTGCTTCTGTTAATCCGACAGCCTCAAGTTTAGCGATAGCACTAGCCTTGTCTGCTTCTTCTTGAATTTGTTCTGGTGTTTTTTCTGGCTCTGGCTCTGGTGGTCGTGCTACAAAAGCGCCGTCAGCATAAACACCACCAATATAAGTGTTTGCATCTGCTTCGATCAAAAGGCCGTCTGCGTGGTATTCACTAATGCCATCCCACTCAATTATGTTGTCTACAACTCCACTATTTACAATTGCGTATTTCATTATTTAAATTCCTGTATATAAACGACTCCCGGTGCACCTGCGCCACCGCCTGTATCTCCGCTACTGGATGCTGATCCACCAGTCCCATACGTTGTTGCTGCGCTTGGAGTTCCTGCTTGAGCGTAACTATCTGATCCTCCCCAATACGATGAGCCTCCTTGACCCCCAACGTTTGTTGTTATTCTATTCAGCCCATCACCACCAGTAAGGTTTAGATCACCGCTTGTGGCAGTTCCTCCTGCCCCACCGGGATAACCTGATCCTGTACCGTTAGTCCCTGCATTTCCTGTAATTGTGTTTGTTCCGTCAGCCCAACTACTTGAACCAGTTGCTGCCCCTACTGTAATTGTTGAACTTGAAATACTTGAAACGTCTAAAAATTTGATAGAAGTTCCTCCTGCTCCACCGCCTGATCCTGCTGTCCAACCATCACCTGTAGAGGTTCCTCCATTACCGCCACCACCTGTCACAAAACATATAATCTTAGTGATTCCAGACGGCCTTGTCCACGTTCCTGAACTGGTAAAAGTTTGTACCGATGAAAGACCGCTAGGTTCTGCAAAACCACTAGCAGTACCGTTGTTTGTTAGCGTAACACCACTAGGAATGTTGAACGTATCGCCCGACGTTCCAAGAGTTACGGTTCCCGAAGCGGTGCGGGGAGAAAGTTTGTTTGCTTTAACTTCACTCATTTTGGATGCGCCTCTTTAATTGCGTATTTCATCTATTTGTACTCCGTAACAATAACAATTCCTGAAGCGCCCGCAGCCCCATTTGCGTCTAGGCTACCATCTGCGCCCCATCCACCGGCTCCGTAAACTGTAACAGTGTCAGAGCCTGTGTTCGTCACGTCAGAAGAGCCAAAATAACTTGCGCCCCCTATACCTCCGACATTTGCATTTATTTTTTCAGCGCCTCTAGACCCGTTTACATTTATATCTCCACCTGTTGCGGTTGCTGTATCTGACCAACCGCCTCCTGTGTTTCCTCCTTTTCCTGCCCCACCACCGTTTGCTGTGACAGTACTAAAAACAGAGGCTCCACCCGCTCCCTGACTTGCCCCACCTGATCCAATTGTGACGGATACAGAAGAAACAGAACTAACATCAAAAAGTTTTCTAGCGTAAGCACCACCACCCCCGCCACCTCCTGCTGTATTAGTTGATGAGGTCGAAGAGCCACCACCGCCGCCGCCGCCTATAACCTCCACCATGGCAAGTCGAATCCCAGACGGCTTCGTCCAAGTTCCGCTTGAAGTAAAAGTTTGCACTGATGCAAGACCGGATTCAACGCTGAACCCATCAATAGTGACCTCACTGCCAGTCGCAGGAGAGATACGATCTACTCTAAGTTGTGATGTCATAGAAGTTCTTCCAGTAATGCTGTCTCTTCTGGAGTCAATGTGGTCGCTAGTTTGGTGATCATAGATTGTCGTAGTTCAACCTTTGCTTGCTCATCAGCCAGTGCTTGATCAACTGCTGCTTGTATCTCAGCATCCGATGGTTGTGGTTGTGATGATGACCAGTAAAGAGTTCCATTTAATGTATAGTAGTCAAAACTATCTGAGTCAGTATCATACCTTTCTATAAAACCTAATTTTTTTAATCCTCTGTAGTAATCCATTATTCGGAATTCCCCACATAAATAATTGAACCTACCAAACCAGTAATCCTTATAAGCCCTGTTTTTGCTTTAGCATAATAAAAGAACTGAACCTCATCTCCTTCATTCAATAAGCCTGCCCAAGTATCATTACCTGTGGCATGATAAATGTGAGTTGTATTGTTGGAGTCCGTTCTCAAGGCAAAGTTGGAAGGGGCGTAAATGGTGTTTTGCGACCTTACGTCTATACCGTTCACATAAGCGTTCGACCAAATTTTTTCTACAGGAGTGCTTGATCCATTCGTTCTTGCAGATACCGCAGTATAAATTAAATACACTCCAGATTTTGAAATCTTTATAGTACTAAATTCAGGTCTTCCGTTATCAACAATTTCAATTCCAATCGGAGGTTGGCTTACAACATAATTCGCACCGTAAGAACTTGTACCATTTGCTTCCGCTATAGGCATAAAACCAGTGTTTGCTTGTTGGTCACCATCTGGCAAAGAGCAAGCAATAGAATAAGCCCCGGTATACTCTAGATCAGACCATCCAACTGGGACGGCACCATCAGCCAACAGAACTTTGCCTCCTGATATCCCTAATGTTAAATCTGTCTCACCGTATACTGGCTCAATCTCACATACCTGCATCTTGCTCATACAACCACCAATGTACCAGTAACAATAACTGTACCTGTCATAGTTACAGGCCCTGCAAGAACTGCTGATTCGATGGTATGATCTCCCTCAATAGTTTCTTGATGCGTAAAGAATCCATCTTTTGCTGCTTCTTGACCTATATATTGAGTTCCGTTTACTACTTCAGTCATAAATCCTCCTAAGTGGAAATACTATCTACATACGAAACCCAAACATCTAATGAAGATGCTGTATTAGATTTTATATGGAGAACATCTGTATTCTGCATTATAATTTTTGCACCGCCCTGTATTAGTTCTACAGAAGACTTTGGTGGAATTGTTAAGTTCTTACAGATATGGTAATCAGTACCAGACCCTGTTTTATCAATGTAACAGTCGCAAGTTACAACAGATGTAAGAATGTTAGTTATTCTAATTCCTATAACAGCGTCATCAGAGTCGCTTGTAATAAGCGTTGTTTCTCCTGTACCTACTGCTGTTGCCCCCGCTCTTTCAAAATCTTGTGCCATTATGCGCTCCTATAAAGCAATAGCCATAGCGACTGCAAAACCCGGACTTGCCGCAGATACGGTTCCCCAAGAAGAATCAGTGCCATCTGTTGTTAAATATTTTCCTGATTGTCCTGACATATTAGGAACAATAGCCGCAGTAGAAGTAGATGGAAAACTATTCTTAAGAACAGTTTTTACCATTCTTAAATGATCGTCACCTTCACCTACAGGATCACCGTCTACAGGATTTGTATCTACTAATTGTGTTACCCAACTTGCTGTTTCTAATGCCATTATGTACTTGCCGCCGTTAAAGTTACGGTAACCTCAAGCGTATCACCTGATATTACTGATCGTGCAGATGAAAAGTCAACTACACCATACAGTGTGCCTGATGTACCAGATTTAGTATTGTTGCTAGTAATAAACGCTCCCGCAATAGTAGAGGTTGCATTTATAGAATATATTGCTTTGTTTGCTGTGTTGTCAACGCTTGCGCTTGCGACTGCGCCTAGTGTAAGAGTTTGTCTTACGCTTTGACTGTAATTAACGTCTTCAGTCCAACCTGCGTGAGATGACATAGTGTCACCTGCCGACACAGAACCTGCATTTTTTAATCCTACATACCATGCAGTAATCTGTGTGCCACCTTTAAAAGTGGTAGATAAAATATGATCAAGACCTTCAGTCGTGACTAGATTTTTTTTAGTCTCACCCCATTTTAAATTTCCATTAGAATCATAACAATTAATAGTCCATATATTTTTAATTGCAAGATTCATATCTGTATTATGATTCATTCGTAAGCCTCCATCGGCTTTAAATTTATTAGTCTGGGTAATCACTTTTAGTCCATACCGATGATGGGTCTGCTTGCTCTGTCCAGATAGATGTAGGGTCTAATACTTGTGTCCAGTTATCGTTAGGGTCTGCTACTGGATTCCATAAAAATGAATTACCGCTTTGATAACCCATTGTAATGCTAATAACAGCATAGCCTGCCAGTGTATGATCTGTGTCCAATATATAACTGGTATCTATTCCAAATGTTTCTGATTCTGTTTTAGCGGGAGTGTTCCAGTTAATACCTATGTTAGACCAATAGATAGGTGAACTAGCCTCAGCCCACGTTATAGGGGCTGTCATGGAGTACCTGTTGCCGTGGTTACCCTCAAAGCGCTACCAGAGTGCCTGTCACGTTCATCGGCATCCTGTATAGCATTAATAGCCAATTCAAACTGATTCTGCCATAGGGCAGTTCTGCCGTCGTTCATAATGAATGGTTCAGCCTCTAACAGAGAGCCGTACAAGTAAACGTCCGGAGCATTGGTGATCATCCAGTTCGTAGTGACGGTATCCGATAACGACTCAAACTTCTCATAAAATAGCATCTCTATCTCTTGTACGCTAGAGGGCTGTGGTCCTAGTTGTAACTCATTTGCAATAATAGTATAGAAGTTAGGAGTTCCTGATCCACTACCACCCCCGTATAACCTATCATATATCTCAGGAGTCACATACTGCATAGGAGTAACCGGATCAGTGTTCATCTGTAGATTACGCATCTGCAAGAATCTGGAGGGTAGGGCAAGTGATCGTTGACCTGCTACCGTGTTGGCCGTCTGCTTGCTTTCCATAGCCCGGATACGCAGCAACCTGTTATACCGGGCTTCAGCCAAAGCGATAAACTCAGGTATACGTGCAGTCAGATCATCCCGGTCCATCCAATTTGCGACAGCATCCTTCAATTCTGTATAGTTAGATATCGACATTCTTTACCCTTTTGTATGGCTTTGGTCGCTTAAGTCTACGCTGCCGATCCTTGTCCATGTTTTTCTTATCCAAACGCTTGCGCCTAGATTCTTTATTATTCATATTTAAACACTATAATATAGATTGGAACTTCGTTCCAATCTTAAATATAAAGTTTACGAAGTAAACTCTATATTTATGTTTAAACTAGTATCCCCCTCTAAAGGGGATACGTAGTTTAAACACTTAGGTTAACCTTAAGTCTTTGGTAATCCTTA